ACTAATTAGGTCAGAAACTTTGAATACTGTTGATCCATTAGTCTCGTCATCATCATTTCCTATTGTAGAGTCTTGTCTTACGTAGAAATACTTTTCCATTTTCTTATGTTTTTTTAAATATTAATAATTATGATTTCTTGAACAATAAGAAACGGTTAGGAGCAAACCCTTCAAAACCACGCTCAGTACGATAGTTGCAACGTAACTCATCAACTTGACTAGTTTTGTTTTGTAGAATAGCACCACCAGTTAACCAGTGTTCCATCTCACGAGAGTATCCGTTAGCTGCTTTGTATCTCATACGTAGCGAAGGAATCTTCTCACCAGACTTAGCATCTTTTTGTGAATCCATAGGAATACACATACCGTATCCGTTATACTTGAATCCAGCAGCACCTAACAAGTCAGGACGGTTAAATAGGTCGTAAGTTTTCTTGTGGAAAGTATAACCACCACGAGAGAACGAGTTAAAACCTAAGTTTAACGCCATATCTTTGTTGTTAGCGAAAGTACCATAGTTAGCACCACCAGCAGCATAAGCTCCTTGTGCAGCTAATAAGTCATCAATATCTAAAGATAAGTTGATACCAGCGTAAAGAGCCATCTCTTTTGCACCTCTATACTTGTCTAAAGACTTAACAGCAGCATCAAAGTCAGCCATTGTAATTGCTGAAGAACCAAGATCCATAGATTGACCTTTGTTTTCAATAAAATTCAAAAGACCTTCTGTAGTGTGTACAGTATTAATATTTGATGAGCTACCCTCTGTGCCAGTAGCAGCATTAGTTAAAGTACCATCACCTGCATCTCCAACAATCATTGCTAATTCAGCATAATCTTGGAACCGTTGGTAAGTATCAGCCTCACCTTGTAAGTACCATAAGTAACCACCCTCAACTTTCACATAAACAGCGTTAGTTGCCTCAGAACCTGAAACTACAAACGACTCCTTAATAATTTGACACTTATTAGAGTAGTGGTGAACCTTAGGTGTTAAACCATCTGGTTGACTTGTTTGCTCTGCAAAAGCGTTACCTACAACAGCAAATTCTGTATCTGCACCATTTGATGCAAATTCACCATCAGAAACATTTTTAAGAGTTATCTCATCTGGAGAGGTACTATCTGTTGTAACGTAATACATAGCCCCTGACGCTCCTAATAACAAATCTCCATCACGAGCAGCACCCTGATAGTCTGCTGTAGAGTTATCTGTATCAGTATCAGTAGGGTCAATAATAGTTACACCAACACCACCACCTATAGCTGCTGTGAATGTATTATGAAGAAGAGTTTCTTCATAGTGCTCAAAAGTACGAGCTGTTGTTTCTTTTTTAGAACCTAAAAGTTCCATAAGACCAGTAATACCTTGATTACCGTATCGTTTAATAAGTTGCTCATCAACGTCACGCTTATGAAAAGCTGCTGAAGTATCCCCTGAAGCAATTAAGTCAGAAGAAGATACATAATTTGACGTTGTTGCAACTGCCGAACTAGATGGTGTTGCCACCATGTTAGTACCTAAACTTACTGTTGCCATGTTTTTATATTTTTAAAATAAATAATTAATTTTTTTTCCTAACCAAGAATTTGTCTTCTTAACAGGTCCAGAGTTGATGTTTGTTTTTGAGGAGCCTCTTGTTTATCTTGTGTAAACGAAGGGTTCTTAATTTCGTTAATTACGCTCTCTGTTCCTTTACTCCTATACTGATTAGCTACACCTCTAACAATCTTGTCGATGTTATTTAAAATGTACATATCTGTATTAAGAGCGTCAAAGTCCCAGCTACCTGCTTGATCTACATACTTATCGAAAAAGTTTTCTAGATTAGAATTATGACCTATAATCTCCTGTCGAGCCTCGTCATCCAAATTGTAGACGTACTCTTCCCCTTTGTCGTTCATCGAAAAAGATAAACCCTCAAGGTCGTTGACTGTAGATTCCATTTTACTAATCCATTCCCCTCTTTCTGCTTCAGATACTCCAGGATCAGTTGCTTCTGCTTGTACGGGCATAGCATAATCCTCTTTCACCTTATTAAAGTAATCTCTAGCAGCTTTAGCGTCTTTAGAAAGTTGAACCTTACCAGCGTTGGTTTCCCTTGCACTAAACCCTTCTGTGTCCGTTTTATAAGTCTCTGCAACATAATCATTTAACTCTGCATCAGTTAAATTAGGATTTTCTAATTTTAAAAACTCCTTTATTACAGCGTTATCAGACACGTCAGATAAATCAACACTCTGAGTATTCAGGTAATCTTGTACGGTACGACCAGTATTCTTAACATACTCGTTAATAACTTGAAGCTGTTCGCTTGCAAAGTCATTGCTTTCTGTTGAACTCTGTTCGGTTCCAAAATCATCAAGTGATGTTACGTCTCGCCCAAGCTTCTCGCTAAGGTATTTGAAAACAGCTTCATCATTAATGCCCTCCTGTTCAGGTTGCTGACTAGTCTCAGGTTGTTCCTCGCTAGTAGTCTCTTCAGTATTTAAAGAACTCTCTCCTGTTAAATCTATAATATCTGATCTCTCTTCAATTATAGGTTCATTTGATTCAACCGCTTGGTTTTCATCACCAGTCAAATCAACAATATTTTGTTGTTGTTGGGGTTGTTCAATTTCTCCCCCAAACTTTTTTACTAATTCTTCTCTTATATCCATGTCAATTAAATTTACTTAGTCTATTTCGCAAATATAACGATTTTATTTAAAACCGCAATATTATTTTTCTATTTCTTTCTCCTCACCTAAAGGACCTCTATTACCCTCTCTCTGTTCTATCATTTGAGATTGGTTTATAGCAGACTGTTGCTGAACATTCTGTCTAACGTCTCCTTGAATAAACGCAGCACCTTCTTTCCCAAGGTTACCAAGTTCTATCTCTCTTAAGCGTCTTTCGTGTTGAGCCTGCTCAAACTGTTCTTTAAGCTGGTAATCCAGTTGCTTTAACTGCATATCTGCCTGAGCTTTAGCCTGAACCCTAGCTTGCTCTATCTGCATCTCTACCTCTAGCTCTTGCTGCTTTAACTGTGCAGCTTGTTGTGCTGATTGCTGTTGTAGCATAGCGTTCTGCTCAGAGGCTTGTTGTGCTAAGGCTTGCTGCTCTTTTTGATACTTCCCCCTACGAAGAATAAGCATCTGATTAGCCATCTTAATATTCTTAATAGACCTAATCATTATAGCGTCCTCAAGTCTTAACTCTTTCTGAGCCAAAGAAACTTGGATGTTCTGTTCCATCATCTGCTTCTCTTCCTCATTAGGAGCTATATCTAAAGTGATACCAAACTCGTGTATAGACAACTTCTTCATCATATCTATACTCTGCATGGATGTCTCGCCTATAACGTTTGCGTACATATTATGCAACCCCTTAAAATTTATTAGGTCTTGCATACGAATTGTAATACTCTGAGATATACGCTTGGTAACGTTAAGGTAAGCGTCGTTAATATCACGAGTTGCGTTATTAGAAGCTAATAAGGCTAACTTCTGAACACCAACTAAGGCCTCACTAGATGGTTGAGAAGCGTCACGAGCTTCGTTAACCCCAGTAACGTCACGTATCATTTGAAGGTTATGTTGGTACACGTTAATAAGAGTTCCAAAATCTCTACCTATACCGTTTTCTAACTCTTGGATAGGCATAGCCCCTGTCATCTGACCCTCGTCATCTATCCTTCGATAGTATATGTTACCAGTTTGATCGTAGATTTCCTGAAGTTCCATAGGGGTAAACGTTCCTCCGTCTCCCTTAGACACGTTCTCTAAAGAGCCAACCTCAAACGCTGCACCCTTAGGTCTAGCCTTCGCTAGTACGTGTTGTATCTTAACGTGGGCTAACTGTATTTGGTCAGCAAAAGGAATCATCCTATCAACTAAAGAACGAGACTTCATCTTATAAAGGTTCGGTTGATAAACGATATATGATAACCTAGTTTCTGATAGGTTAGACTTAGACCTAGGCATATCACTCATTAAGCCATAGTTAAAGATATAGTCTGTCCCTGCAATATACTTACCTGTATAAACAACCTTAACAGTTGAGCCTACATCTTCTCTCTTCGTCTTAGACTTCTTAGGAGCTTTATAGTTAGAAGGTTTTTTGTTTACAGAGTACCCTCCATGTTTGTTTTCTTTCTTCTCGTATTTTAGACTGTGACTTGTAATAAACTCAGCGTCTAAAACGTTAATACTAAACTTGTCGTAGTCGTAGGTATCACTTCCGTTATCGTAAAAAGAAGAAGTTCCAAAATTCATAGGGTTATTGTTTTTCCCTGCGTACTCTGTAGCTATCTTAACGTAGTCTTCCTCACTAAACTCATCTCCTGCCTGCATCTTAAGGTCGGCAATAGTCATAGAGTAAACCTCTCCAGCGTGTCGTATGTTTTTAAAGTCTGCCTTAGCAGAGTAAGACGTTATAAGGTTAGCAGGGTCTACGTGTCGTATCTTTACTCCCTGTGTCTTCGATAGGTCTGTTTTAGCAGCACATATACCTAAAACAACAAGGTCACGAATCATAGATCTCTTAACCTCGTCAAAATCGTTAATATCTAAGGTGTACTCTATGGCTTTTTCTAAAGCTATCTCTACATTCTGTTTGTAGTTAAGAGCCATAAACATCTCCACCTCTTCAGAGGTTTCTGCAATAAATCCTTTAGGGGATAATGGTATACCTGTCTCGTCCTCTAAGTTTTCTACAAAATCTTTATTAATCATGTCACCATATAGCTTCTTCTTCTTTGCCATCCTTTCATTAGCAGCAATAGGATCTATAGATTTAGCCTTTACATCGTACTCTTGATTAACCATACCGTTAACGATAACATCAACGAATTTAGGGATTATAGATACAGGAGTCCAATCTATATTGAGGTATGAGGAATCTCCCTGAACGTCTAATAAGTCCTTATACTTACCTACGTCTTGATTACCCTCAGAATAACTTCTATTCCTAGCGTACCTAGCTTTGAGGTCTTTGAAGTATACGTCACCGTTATTCTTCCACTCGTAATACATAGCCCTGAAGTATTCAAGACCGTACTCTTTGGCAGCTTTCTCCTCGTTTGTAGACAAAGGAGATGGGTAACCGTTTAATTTATTCTTCCCGTTGTTGAACATAATTAATTTATTTTTTTACTAAACATCCCTCTATTGTTATATCTTTTCACTAAAGGAGATGAAGCTTTAAATTCTTTTTTTGGTTTAATATATTTCTGGGACGCTAGTAAAGCTAATGATGACGATATACTAGCATCGTACTTTGTTCTATTATCTATCTCAAACCTGCTCCAGTCATCTAATAAAGTGTTAAAATAACACCTTCCTATTTCTCCTGTGTCAACATTATAGCCAACGTGGTCATATATATACGTTGCTATTGCTTCTGCCTGAGCGTTTATTACTGCTGCTCCAGATCCTGGAACGCCCTTTGTCTTTTGTTTCCCTCTACTCCACTCTGTATGGGTCATGTCTGGTCTATCCATTAAATACTCATAGTATCCTCTATTCTCGAAGTACTTTAATATACCAACTTTATTGTTCTCCACCAATATCTGACACCCATAAAAGACACACATCTTAATCATGTCCTCGTAAAATATTTCCGCTTTAGGCGGTCTATTAATATACTCACACACAAACTGCATAGACGCATCGCTTGCCATGCTAAATTTATGAAAAACGTGAGCAGCAGCATCAGATCTCCTACCATCAGTAGTGGTATCGTGATCGTAAGGATCACAACCTGCAACCAAGTTGTCTGATCTCCCAGGGAACTTTTTACCAAGTCTGCTAGAGACAATATTTTGGTTTTGTAACTCTGGAACCCAGCTAATTTCCCACTTACCTTTTCTGTGAGGTATCCAAATAACCTCGCTATCTTGTACTCCATTTTTCCAAACAAATTCTCCCCTTGTTGTCGAGGTATTATTAACCTCGTTATAATCCATTTGTTGATATATTCTTTCAACATCAAATATACAACTTTGTGTGTCGTTTCTAAACGCTTCCTCTACGGTGAAGGGAAACTGTCTTTTAAATTCTGATAACGATACCGTATCGTTTTTTAAAGCGTCTCTTCTATTCTGAATATAATCTTTTGCTCCTACATCTATTGGCATCTCATCAATCCCCATAACTGGCTTGTCTGGAGTATCTATAACGCTATACCCGTACTCGTCAATAAACCCCTCTAGGTTGTCAAACGCAGGAATAAATAACTTATATAGACCACTCTTAGTTCTACCGTTAAGGTCCTTATCTCCCATGTCAGAGTTATAGAATATGTCTTTAAATTCTGCACCACCATCTTGCTGCTTGTTAGCAGTAGACCCCATCATACATTTCCCTACAACCTTTCTACCTAGGAGTAAACAGGTTTGGGTCACACCCCAGTTTTTCTTTATAGAGTTTTGACCTGTCCACTTACCAGCCTCATCGTGGACTAGAAGTTTAAGCTTCATACCATCATAACTGTTATCAGCGGTATTCCTCCAATCTATAGTAGAGTTTAGAGCTTCAGACTTTTCTATATGCTTCTGATTCTTTGTTATCTTCTTTGCTGGCTCTCTAAAGGCTAACTCTACACGAGGGTTACTAGAACCATCCTGTATAGGTTGGAAGAAGAACGGGTAGTTTCTATATATACGAACTACCTTATCGGTAAACATTGTTTTAGCATCAGCACCAGTTTTAGACAGTAGACCGAAGTTGCTATCGTAAACCTGAGTAGCTTGATTAACCATCTCACTACTTGCCATGTATGAGAACCCACTACGTCTGTTTTTAAGAAAACACATCCCGTAAGAGTTTTTATCTAGCTTACACGCTTCCCAAAAAATAAAGAACGTCCTGTTAGCATCCCTATAATCAGGGAAACCAACGTCAATTTTACTCCATTGAAGGAACATATAATGAGATCCAGTTATATAGGTAGGGACTCCGTTGTTAAAAAACCAAAGCCCTTCTCTTCTTCTTCTAAATTCCTCGTCTATATAATCTACATAGTCAGAGGCAGACTCTCTTGTTAGCCCGACTGGTGCGCTCTCCCTAGTCCACTTTTGCTTAGACTTAGGAAGGTTATGATAAAGTATATCCTTTTTAAGTCGTGGTTTTTTAGGTAACACAATCTTTAAG